ACGGCGGCCGCTGCTTTCACGTTCCCGTCGATCGCGCCTTTCGACTGCCGCAACGCGTCCGTCAACGAATCCACCCGCTTCGCGTGCGCCGCCGCCGCCGCCGCCGCCTGCTGCTGCTCCGTCGCCAGATACCCCAAGCCCACCGTGACCAGCCCCGCCGCCAACCCCACCGGCCCCAACGTCGACACCAGCCCACCAGCGCCGGCCTTCAACTTCCCGAAGAACCCCTCACCCTCACCGAGCTTGTCCTTAAACGACCCCCACGACTTCGTCACCTGCCCAAACGACACCATGTCGATCAACTTCAGGGCAGACGCGACCTGCATCACCACCGGCACCATCGGCCCCAACACGCCGATCAACGCGTTCGCCAACGTCATCAACATCGACAACCCGGTCAACGCGAACGACGCCCCCGACGCCAGGCCCGGCAGCGCGGTGTGCGCCAGCGACTCCACCGCCGTCGCCGTCGAGTCCACCGCCGACGCCAACGGCCCCCACACCGTCCCCGACGAGTTCGCCAGGTCAGCCAAGATCCGGCCCGCGAACGACCCCAACCGCTCAACGACCACCCCGAACCCACGGAACGCGTCCCCCCCGGCCCGCGCGCCCTGCGACGACTCGGTGAAGAAGTTCGCGACCGACCGCCCAGCGGACTCCATCAGATCAGCGAGACCGTTGGACGCCTGCCCCGCCGACTGTGCCGCGGTCACCAACCCCGGCATCGCTGTGCGCGCCATCCGGTCGATACCGTCCGTCACATCCGCGATCACCGGTTTCGCTGCGATGAACCCCGCCGTCAACTCCGGTTGCAACGCGTTGAACGTCCTGCCCAGCGACTCCGCCGTGCTGATGAACTGGCCGGCCAACACCGACGATGACGCCTGGGTCTCGACCTTGACCTGATCCCACATCTTCGAATACGCCGCCGCGACCTGCTGGTTTTGTGACTGCGCCGCCGCCGCGATCCCCACGAACAACCCCGCCGCACCCACCGCGGTCATCCCGGTCGCCAACCCGCCAGCCAGCACCGCCCCGGCCTGCATCCCGTAGGACTTCGCCTCACCCAGCAACTGGTCCTTGTTCAGGAACGACTTCGACGTGTCGAACGACGGCCCCGACTTCTCCTGCCCCCGCGCGTCCTGCAGCCGGCGTTCCGCCACCGCCGCCGCGGCCGCCGCTGACTCCGTTTCCCTCAGCCTCCGGGCCCGCGTCTCCTCCGCCGCCGCCACCCCCGGCTGATCCGCCCGGACCTGCCGCAACCGGTCCTCCGCGGCCGTCACCGCGGAGGTCGCGCCCTCCACGTCCCGGCGGCGTTTCGCGACGAGCTCCTCCGCCGCCGCCAACCGCGCACCCGACACGGACTCATCCGCCTCGGCCGCGCGGAGCTGTTCCTCCGCGACCCGCAGCTTCCCGACCACGTCCAACTCCCGTGCCCGCGCAGCCTGCACCCGCGTCGTGGCCTGTGCCACCGTCTGCGCGTTCGCCTGCACCGCCGCCGAGAGGCGTTCCTCCGCCACCCGCAACTGGCCGGCCACATCGGCCTGCCGTCGGCGAGCCGCCGCCAACCGGTCCATCGCGGCCTGCACGGTCACGGACTGTTTTTCCGCGGCGGCCGGGTCGACACCGATCCCGCCGGACGCGGCGCCCTGAGATCCCTCGCCGCGTTTGCGTGCCAGGATCTCCTCCGCCGCGGTCACCTGGGCGGCGGCCTGGGCGGCGGCCTGGAGACGTTTGGTGCGGTCGGCTTCGGCGTCCCCGAGGTCGCGGACCACACGCCGGTTCTCCGCGAGGATCCCGCCCAGTTTCTGCTCGGCGGTGCCTGCCCGGTTGGTGGCGTCGGTCTCCTGCCGCCGGGTTTCCTCCAACTGTTTCGACGCCGCGGCCATGGCCCGCGAGTCCTTGGTGACCTGCGCGCGGAGATCGGACAGTTCCTTGCGGGGGCCGTCGAACAGGCCCGTGGTCTTGTCCGCTGTGACCTTGATCCGGACGTCGTTGCCCACCCCGGCCCCTTCCCTGTTACGCCGGCACCGGCACGGCGGGGCCCGCGTCGGTCACGAACCGTTCCAGCTCTTCCAGCGACGGCCCGATGGTCGGCGGGATGTCCATGTCGTGGGCGTCCGCCGCGTCCGGGTCTATCCGGGGCTGTCCGGGCCCGTCCGGGATTGTCCGGTCGGCCGTGACCTGCGACGACACCCAGTCTTCTCCTCGATGAGCAGTAGCCTGGTCCACCTCGCGCCATGCCTGCCCCGTCGGGTACGGCAGATCCAACGCCTGCCAGTACGCCGTCAACACATCCCGAATGAACTGGTCGTCGTAACCCATCAACGCCTCGTAGGTCGGCGGGACCATCCCGCCGTCCTCGGTCTCCAGGTCCCACCAGTGCAGGGCGCCCAGGAACAACGGCAGCAACTGCCAGGACGAGTCCGCGCTGGGCGGGGTGTCGCCGGCCATCAACATGCCCAGCGCCTTGAGGTCCTCCCCCGTGCGGTGCCGGACCCGGATGGTCAGGCCGGCCAGGTCACCACCCAGGGACAGCACATGGAACGCCTTCGGCCGTACGTACCCCACGTCAGGACCACGCGGGAACGGTGCCGTCGGCCAACACCCACGGGATCTTGCACGTCGCCGCACCACCTTCAGCGCGGGTCACCTGGTAGTCGGTGCCGAGCATCTCCGCGTTCAGCGAGATCCCCCCGAACGTGATCCCCACCGTCCGCGCGACACTGCCCGCGGTGATGGTCTTGGCCACGTCGTGCAGCCTGTTCGAGGTGGGGTTGATGAACCCCGAGGTGTCCAGGGCGTAGTCCACGAGCAGCAGCAACCGTTCGTTCGCGGACTTGTCCAGACCTGTCACGTCCTGCACCGCGCGGGGGGTGGAGATCCCGAAGTTCCCGAGGTCGTTCCGCACATCCCGGGGGGTGCCGGCCGCGTCATCAATGTTGAACGCCGTCAACCCGAGACCACTGATTTTCGCCATGCCAGTCAGCCTTTCTCGTACTCGGTGGCCAGTTTGTCCACCGTGGTCCGCAAGTCGTCGACGAAGTCGTCCTCACGGGTGTGGATCCGTTTCACCAGCCCCGGCGCGCGCCAGTCCCCGTCCACGACCCGGAACAGCGGCATCCGGTCCAGCGGGATGACGTGCGGCATCTTCCGGCTGGGAAGACAGTTCTGGCCTGGTGGGAAGTAGAACCGGACGAACCCGGGGTTACGTTCCGAGTCGACCTCTACCCACCGGTAACCGGAGTCCCGCAGCCACGACCGGTGCATCTCCAACCCCGGGTCGGCGGGGTTGCGTTCCATGTCGAACCCCTCGGCGTAGTGCTTGCACTCGCCGACCGCCGCCGCCACCTCACACGTCACCACCCGCCAGTGCGTCTCCAACGGCCGCTCCACCTCGAACGTCTGCCGCAAGTGCGGCGGCAGCAGCGGCCCCAACGCGGCCATCACAGGTCCACCTGCTGGTCGTTGACGGTGACCGCCACCGAGAACGTCGCCGACGTGAACGTCCCCGACGACACCACCCGCACCCACCGTTTGATCTGCAAGTTGCGGGCCGTCACGACGACCTGCCCGTTCGGGGCCACCGTCACGCTCGTGAACGCCGCCCCCGCGATGTCCGTGTACGGGTCACCCACCGCGTCATCACTCGAATGCTGCAGCTTCACGACCACGTTGGTGCCGGTCAACGCGAACACATGCAGATACGCCTGCAACCCCCACGGCATGGTCGGGGCCGCGCCGTGGTCCACCCCCGGCCCGTTGGTGGCCGCCGTGTCGACACGTTTCCCGGACGTGGCCATCACCCCCCAATCCGACCACGAGGCGTTGGTTTGCTCCTCGACCCCGAACAGGACCTGACCCTTCTCGTCACGGATCGGGTCGTACCCGATCTGCAGGGTGACCGTGTTCAAGGCCGGTTGGCCGATGACCTCACGCCACGGGAGGGTGGTGACCGCGTCCGTGCGGGGCAGCAGCGACAGGGCCGCGTACCCGGCGGAGAGCGGGTCGAAGTGGCTGGACCACTTGAACGTCCCGGCCCGTTGCCCGCCGATGCGTTCGTTCGCGGCTTTGCGTAGCCCGGTCACGTCGAGGGTTTGTACGGGGCTGCTGACGTCCCATTTCTGTGCTTCGCCGGACACGTCGATCCCGCTGATGTAGAGGGCGTTGCCGATACCGGAGTCCTTGCCCATGGCCTACGCCTCCTTCTCGTCCCGCGCCGGGGGCACCAGATTCCCCGGGCCGAACTCCGCCGCGACCTCCGCGACCACGTCCGCGAGTGCGTCCGCGTCGCCCCACTTCTCGACGTACACCATGGGCGACTGGTTGGACTGGATGTCGATCAGCACGCGTCGGACCGTGTTCGGGTCGTCGATCACTCCGGCGGTCACCAACGCGTCGAGCAACGCCTTACTGGGGCGGGCAAATTTCGCCATGGCCTACACCTCTTCCCGATCCTGATCGCCAGTGGTGCCCGTGAGTACCGCGTGCCGCACGAAACAGTCCTTCGCCTCGACCAGCTTGCGCAGCCCGGCCGACAGCTCCGGGCCGTCGGCCGGAAGCTCGTCGAGTACTTCGGCGACGAACAGCCGGAACGGGCGCGACACAGCCTGAAGTCGCGGCGGAAGATGATCGAACTCGAACAGCTTCTCGAAATGTGTGACGCCTGGGTGACGGCCGTCGAAACCGCTCATGGTGCGTTGTCTCCTTGCGGGAAGTAGGTGGTCATGATTACCGGGATGAACAGGTCAGCCGTCCGGAACACCTTGTTCTCGCCCTTCCAACCCACGTACCCGAGCTGGCACGTGAGCCCTTCGGAATCGTCGCCGAGCAGGTCCGTCCACAATCCCTCGCCCAAACCGAAGCTGATCTCCGAGGACGACTGCCGCATCACCGTGTCCACCCGCTGCAACAGGCCACGGTCAATGTCGCCTTCCGGTGCGGCCAGGTGGTTGCGGTAGATCCGCCCCCACAACTTCAACACCATGGCCGTGTTCGCCAGGTCCGACTTCGACGCCACCGGCTCGAACCCCCGCGCCCAACACGCCCACACGAACCCGTCCGACTTCGGCGGCGACTTCGGCTCAAAATCCAGCGTCGCATCGAACAGGCCCGTGCCGGCCATCCGTGTGGTGATCGCGGTGATGATCGCGCCGGTGTCCGGCGACGTCACGGGGTCACCCGTCCAGCTCGTGCATCAGCTTCGGCAACGCCGACCGTTCCAGGATTTCGACCACCGACTCCTGCAGCAGCGGTGTCGTCGACCGGAACGTGAAGTACCCGGGGAACACTGTCACCGGCGCGTTGCGGGACCCCACACCTTCCAGCCACGCCCCGTAGATCACCTTGTCGCCGTACACCTCGTCGTGGGACCCGACCCGTTCCCACCCCAGCTGGGATTCGTAGTAGCCGGTCGGGTTCCGCAGCACCGCGTGCAGGGCGTCGCCGACCATCTCGACACCCTCGGCGGCGACGTCGTCCTCGGCCTCGCGTAGGAAGTCGTCGACCGCCGGCTCGGCGCGGCCGTCGAACAGCGGCCCAGACGCCGTGATGTCCACGTTGAACATGGTCTACACCGCCGCCCACCGGTGCCGACGGTGCATCAAACACACCTGTTTACGCAGGTCAACAAGGCCCTTGCCGAGCGACTCCACCGTGTTGTCGCCCGACCCCGCTGTGCGTGCCCACGCTGAGGATCCTTGGATTTGCCCGACCACCGCCTCGGCGATGAACAGCTGTGTCACCAGGCCCGGGAACCGGAACTTCCACACCGTGTCCGCTGTCGACACGGTGTCGAGAATGGTGGTGCCGAGCTGGCCGCGGTCCACGGTGAGCCGGCGTTGCGCGTACACGTCGACCGTGCCGGTATGCGCGGCCAACACCGACCCGTTCACCGCACGGCGCACCAGCAGCGTGTCCCCCGCGATCCCGACGATCTTCATGCGTTCGGCGTCGAGGAGGATCTCCTCCCCGACCTCATAGGCCGAGCCGCTGGTCACCGCGAACGACGTGACAGCCATGTCCTTGCCGATCACGATCGGCTCGACGTTCCCGGTGGACAACCAGGACCGGGCTGTCACCACCAGGCGCTCGGCCCCGACCCGCAGTAGCGTGCCGGTGCCGATCCGCGCCGAGGAGGACACGTCCACCGTGGTCCCGGTCAGCGTCGACGCGGTCACCCCGGACCGTTCCTCCACGATCGGGCACGAGATGAACTCCCCCGTCACCGCGATCGACCGTTCCCGGGTCGAGCCGCGTTGGAACACGGCCGGCGCATTGTTGTCCAGGACGAGCGTGTCGTACGGGGCGGGCCCCTCGGCGGGGGCGAGGTTCACGTACTGCAGGGGGATGGATGTGTCCGCGTCACCGACACCGGTGACGACCGAGGTGGGTTTCGCGGCGAGTTCGTTGCGGTCGAGGTAGAGCCGCCGCGACGGCTGTCCCCAGTCCTGGGGCCACTCGAAGTATCGGGTCGCGATCTCGGGGTAGAACAAGCGTTTCGTGAGGGCCGTGATGAACGCCCCCGCCGCGTCACAGTTACGGGCGACCTCGGCGTGCAGGTGCGCGGAGTCGGCGACGTCCGCCGTTGCCATGACGTCCTCCAGGGACGCGTACCAGATCTGTGCCACCACGGTTCTCGCCTCCTCCAAATTTTGGTTGATCTTGGAGTTGTCTTGCAGTCACCACGTGACGGGCTCCCCGTCCCATTCCCATCCGTCGAACCCGCACCGCAACCGGCCGGTGACCGGGTCCGTGTCCAACGGTTCGCCGTCGTTCGGGCACGCCTCCGGTGGACGTGCCCAGTTCTCCTGCGTCTCCTGCCGCGCGGTGCGGATGATCGACAGGAGTTCCTCCCACGACACCGGGTCAGCCGTACAGCTCGATCAGGTCGGCTTTCGTCAGGGCGGTGTTGTCGACCGTCGGGTCCTGCTGGTTGCCGTACGCCAACCACTTGTCCTTGGTGTCCGAGTCCTTCGGCCGCTCCAACCGGGTGCCGGGGTCGGCCTGCTCGCCGACCTCGACCGGCTGCTCGGTCTCGGTCTGCTCGGTCTGCTCGGTTGGCTCCTCGGCCGGTGACCGTCCCTCGTACTCCACCGACCCGCCGTCCCTGCCGAACCGGGGCGCTCCCTCACCGGCCCGGTTGAACGGATGCGACGCACCTTCCTGACGGTTGATCTTCGGTGATGGCATGGTCCCGCCTTCCTGGACGATCCCCCGCAGGTCGTCCATCGTGATGTCGAGGTCCTCCAGGATCTGGGCCACCTCATGATCAGGTGTGCCCGGTTCGTCGTCCCCGCAGTGCGGGCACACCGGCGAGTCCATCGCGCGTTGCGCCGTGCACGCGTGGCACACCTGGAACGTCACGCCGCCACCACCGTGGCGCCGTTGTCGAACGGCACATACGTCAGGTCCCACTTCACCGAACCTGTGTTCGACGCGGCACACGACAGGTCGATCGTGCCGATGTCGATCACAATGCCCCGGATCCCGTACGGGATCCCCCCGGCCAACTGCTTGTCCAACGCCACCGAGAACGGAGTGGCGTCCAGATCCGGGGTCAGGGCGAGTTTCCCGCCGACCTCCAACGCGGTGATGTCGACCGTGGCGCACAAGTCCACATCGGATCCCGTGGTGGGGTTCGCGGTGATCTTGGTGGCGTTGGCCTGGGTTTGGATGATCGTGGTGACCTGGCCGAGCAGCCCGGTCAACACGATCCGACCGCCGGCGACGGTGAAGATCGGCGCGGCGGTGGTCTGCGGAAGCGTCGCCGTGGCCCGCGCGATTTTCTGCCCGAACATCGCATCCCTGTAGGCCGACCAGTTGTTCTGCACGCTCACCGGACTACCCCACCCTCGCGTCGGCCAGGTTCTCCGGCGTCTTCATCAGGTGCAGGCCCCGCTGAATAATCACGAACGACCCCGACGCGTGCGACGCGGCCAACTGCACCGCCCCGGCCGGCAGGGACTGCGCGTCGACCTCGACACACAGCAGGCCACCGGTCACACACGTGATCGCGGTGACCGCCAGGCCGTTGTTGGAGTGCTTGGTCCACACCCCGCTAGCCTGCGTCCAGTACTGCTTGACCGCGGTGAACGCGGTCTCGACCGCGGCGGCGTCATAGGAGAACAGTGTGACGTCGCCCGACGTGGCGCCGATACAGAAGATCGACACGCCCCCACAGTTACGCAGTGACGCCTTCACCTTCGCGGTCGTCGCGCTGGTGAGGGCGTTGAAATCTTGCCCTAGTGCGTACATCCCTTGTATCCCTTCATGTTCAGGTGACCTGTCCGGACAGGACGGTCACGGCCTGGCGGCCAGGGTGATGAACGGTGACAGGGTGTCGCTGTTGTTGTGCGGGGTGATCGGCTTGTCCGTCCACGGCCGACCGTCGTTGCGGGCAATCATCCGGTAGGTGGTCTGATCCGAGGTGAACTTCACGTGCGCCGAGGAGGCCACCGTGACCTGCTGGCGGTCACCGATCAGGTACATGCCCCAGTCCACGAACGACAGATCCGACTGCTGGCCGAGCTTCCCCGGCGCCTTCTCTGTCATGATCACCGGCCGGCCCAGCAGCGTCAGCACCGGCGCGCCGTGCGCATCCACCAGCCACACCGCCGACCCGCCCGTGCCGACGTTCAACGCCATCGTCGCCAACTCCACGAACGTGTCCGGCGACGCCATCCACACCGACGTCGGGATCGACGACGGCAACATCCGCGCGTACATCCGCAAAACGTTCAACCACACGATCGTGCCCGCGGTCTGCCCACCCTCCGCCAGCGCCACGATCAGCGACCCGTTCCCGGACGACAGGCCACCCAACGGTTCACCCACGCCGGTGCCACCGATCCAGTCCAGGTCCTCGAAGTAGGCCATGGCCGGCGGGTAGGTGCCGTTGATGAACGACTCGAACGCCGCCCAGTCCGCGATCAACTCGTTGGTGACGTTGGCCAACATCGTTTGCTTGGTGCACTCCAACTTCAGAGCGCTGAACTTCGCCGAGGACTCGACCAGCTCGGCGGCCTCCTCGGTGCGGTAGGCCACCAGCCCGCCGTACACCGTCGACACCCGAGACGTCTCGTCGATCTTCGGGTACCGCAACGTCAGGCTGGACATGGGGACGACCTGCGCGCGGGGCCGCACGATCGCCGACTCCAGTGCGTTGATCATCAGGTCGGAGCGGAACTCCTCCGGCACCACGAACCCGCCCTCGGCGGGCACCTGCTCCTGATACGCCTGCAGCTTCGCTCGGCGTTCCTTCGCCTTCGCGTCCATGCGGCCGGTCTGGTGCCACACGTCCTGCATGAACCCGCCGACCGAATCACAGATCCCGTCATACGGGACACCCGCCGCACGCGGGTTACGCACCGCCAGGTCCCGCGCCGTGGTCTTCGACCGGGCCCGGCCCGTGGTGTTGCCGATGTCCACCGGCGGCCGGTCACCCGCACCGTCCTGGTTGTACATCTCCGCCAACGCCAGCTGCACCTGTTCGCGGATCTGGTCCGCGATGTCGGTGCGTTCCTTGTTCTTCGCGGTGACGTAGTGGTTCACCGCGTCCTTGAACGACCCGTCACCGAACGCTTTCGCGAACTTCTCTGGCGTCCCGCACGTGTCGTCAAGGTAGGTGTTCCACTGGTCGATCGTTTCCGGCTTGTTCAGTACGGCCGTCATGCCGACAACCACCCTTTCATCCCTGCGAGGATCGCGGCGATATCGACGACGTCCCCGTCTTTGTCATCGTTTACGCTGGTCGTAGCACCGGCGACCGCCGGGGTGATCGGGGTCGGTATAGGGGCAGGCTCACGGGTGTGCCTGCCCTTCCCCGCGACCGCCGCCGGGGCACGCGCATACACCGACAGGTCGAACCGGGCCGCCAAATCCACCGGCGCGTTGTCGGCCGCGGGTTCCGGGATCTCTTCACCGATCAGGCCAGCGTCGACCGCCTCGGTACCCGTGTACCAGGTCTCCGCTTTCATCGCCGCCCGCCACGAGTCCGCGGTGCCCTTGCCTGAGCGGCGGGCGTAGATGTCCGCCAGGTTCTGCGACGTCTTGTCCAGGGTGTCGGCATAGCGGTGCATCTCCTCGGCGTTGCCGATCTCGATACCCCACACGTCGTGGATCATCACCATCGCGTTGGGGTCGATCATGGTGCGGTCGCCGGCCATCACCAGATACGACGCGGCCGACGCGGCCAAACCCTCCACCCGCATGGTCACCTCACCCGGGTACGCCTTGAACGTCGCGTACATCGCGATCGCCTCGAACACGTCCCCACCCGGCGAGTTGACGTGCACCGTGACCGGGGCGCCGTCGAGTTTCTGCAGCGCCTCGACCACCATCGCCGCGGACACCCCACCCCACCAGTCGTCCGCCCACGCGTCGATCGCGTCATACAGCCACAGGTCGCCGGCGGTGTCGTCGGTCAACCCCAACCCGAACGGTCGGCCGCCCGCGCGGGGCCGCCCGCCCGAGAACGCCTGGGCGTACCCCATCGGCCTACGCATCGCTACCGCCCTTCCCGTACACCGCTACCACCAGGCCCCTGCACCGCGCCCGGCCGAGACAGTCGACGTAGCCGCCGGTCGGGTAGTCGCGGAACACGTCCGTCACAGAATCACCCAACAGGCGCCCGTTCTCCTCGCGACACGGCGCGCACGTGTTCGTGTCGAGCACCTCGGACGCGTAGTACTCGGCTGGTGGGGCGCCGCTCATGGTCGCCAACCGGCCCTGGTTTTGAGCGACAGTGAGCGCCGCGCCGATCGCCAGCGCCGGTACCGCCAACGCCTCCAGATGCTGCCGCACCAGGTTCGCGACCGTCGACCCGATCGCGCCCGGCGCCACCATCCGCAACGCCTCCGCCGCCGCCGACCCCGCCAACTGGGCGGCGAGGACCGCCACCGCCACCCGCGCGTACCGGGACATCTCCTCATCCGCCGGGACCGCCGTCTCCACCGTCACGCCCTGCTCGGTCGCTTCCCGCGCCACCGACCCGGCGCCCAACACAGCCATCGCGATCATGGCGTCGGTCAACACCTGCTCGGCGTCACCAGTCGGGGCGGTCAACACGGCCAACGCGTCGTAGTCCTCCGCGTCCACCGCCGCCGCGACCGCGTCCACCAACACCGCGTACTGGGCCGGCAACACCTCCGACTGCCAGCGGGCCAACGCCGCGTCCACCGCGGCCTGCCACTCACTGTCCAACTGGGTGAGGTCCACCTCGACGGCCGGCGAATCGAGCGCCTGGACACGGTTCGCGGCCAGGCTGGTGCGGCGGGTACGGTTCCCGGGCGGTGCCCCCACCTCAGACAGGGCACCATCCTCCGACGCTGGAACGGTGTCCGGGGGCGCCGCACCCGGTGGAGCGGGGGATACCAGAACCGGCGGTGCTGGTTCTGGTTCTTCCGGCTTCTCGTAGTCCTCCGCCACGATCGGCGCGCCGGCCGCTTCCACCCACTTGCGGGATTCCATGTCAGTGAGGAACGTCCCCCCGTTGGTGGCCAAGTAGATCTTCTGCGCCAGCAGCGCCGCGTCCAACAGCTTCTGGGTGCCGCCCTCTGGGTCCTGCTGTGGTTCCGGTGCTGGTGCGGTAGCCGGATCCGGCTCGGCGGAGGCCTTCGGCGACAACACAGGCAGCCCAAACGCCGCCAACACCTCACCGTCGTCGAACCGATCCAATGCGATCAGCTTCACCGCGTTGTCCACCCGCGCCGTGGTGTCCGCCCGCTCCTCGGCCGCGTCCTCCTGGATCGGCGACTCGAAACACAACTCGACCAGCTTGCCCGGCTCACCGAACTTCGGCCGGAACACCCGGTCGGCGAACCCCTTCCACTTCCGCAGATACGGCTCAGTCTTCGTCGAATCGAACGCCTGCTGCGCGGCCTGCGCGTTGGCCAGGTTCACGTCATCCGACGCGCCCAACATGTGCCGGTGAACCCGGAACCCCTCCAGGATCTGATCCCGCGACAGGGTGCGGAGCTCCTTGAATTGCATGTCTTTCGGTGACGTACCGCGCGGCACGAACTTCCCGTACTCCAGGATCGCCACCCGGTGTGCCCGGTTCACGCCCCGATGCTGCTCGTTCCAGCGGCGCACCAGCTTGCGGTAGTCGCCGTCCTCCAAGCCCTCGGGGAGTTCGATGATGCCGCCCGGGGTGGCGTCGTTACGGAAGAACGCCGCGATCCACTCCTGCGAGGTGAGCGCCAGGTCCGTCGCCCGCCCCAAGGTCTGCACCACCCCGACACCGCGGTGCACATCGGTCGGGTGGGGGTTGGTCAACCGCATGACCTGGTTGAGGTCCAGCGGCACCTTCTCCCCGTTCGGGCCGACGTACATGTACCCGACCAAGTACTTGTCCGGGGACGGGATCGGGAACATGCGGTCCGGACGCACCGGCCACCACGACACGGGGATGGTGCGCGCCTTGTCGGCGTACCGCACCACCGCCCACCCCTCACCGACCGCCGCGTAATGCCACGTCATCACCTTCATGACGTGCTCGCGGGTCATGAACGAGTTCGGGGTGTCCCACAGTTTCACCGCCAACGATTCCTCGGCGGTGACCATGACCGGTTCGGTGTCCTGTTCCCGACCGGCCGGTTCGGGGCGTTGCCCCCACCACGGGGTGCTGGACACCTGCTCGGAGATCAAATCGAGCACGGAGAACAGGGTGGTCTCGGCGGTGGTCAGGTTTTT